AGCCAGTCTTGATGCCAATATGACCTAGGGCTTGTTGCTTCTTTACATTTTCAAAGTAAGCAATCGCAGACTCTAGATCTGTTACATCAATATCACGAATAGCAGCAGTATTCTTTTTTAGTTCTGAAGTTTTTGTAATCAGACCCTCCAAAGCCTTACTGCCCTCACCCTGCTGAACATCTGTTGCAGCAGACCTTAAGATATCTTTTAGACTATCACGTAAGTATTCTCCCTGCAACTCTTCAAGATGATGCTTTGTAGCACCGACACCTGGCACTGGATCAAAATCACGAAACTTTTCTCTTACCAAATCTACAGGAGGCAGTGACGAGTTGTTCTCAAAATAAAGTCTTACAAAATTCCAAATATCTCCATGGGTTCTAAGTAAAGTGTCTACATTTGCCTGCAGAAGAACATGGATTTGCTTATCCTGAAGAACGGCAGTAATTAGTTTTGACTCTGTATTATTCACTTAGCCACTCCTTTGCCATTCGTCTACGCTCTGCTCTCTCTTGACTATCTTTTAGTCTATCTTTTTTTGCCTGTAATATTTTTTCTGCATTATATGCAAAATAATTCCACGATGGGGTTTCTGAAACAGTAAAATAATACTCAAGTATATCGTAGCATCCTGGGAGAGTGTAGGACTCAATAAGAGCATCAGATGCCCACTGTTCTACATTTAGATTTAGAGATGGCTTTGATTCGTACCTTGCGGTATGATACTTGCTGTATCTTGAAAGCAAAGCCATACGGTCTTTGCGTTCGGCCATTACTTCTCTTCAGCCTCAGTTTGTGCTTCTAAAATCTTGGCAGTTAGTTTGTCTTCAACAAACTTATACACACGCTCAAAAGACTGATCTACTGTCTCTCCATTACGTGAACTGTCAACAACGCCAAGATCAAGTCTTAGTGATTGAAAATTTCCTAGATTTAATGTGTACCCTAGTGTTACGGATACCTTTGTTGGTTCGTTTTCCATGCTATACCCTTCGCTAAATAGATTCGCCCCAAATTGGAACAAACCGTCCATCTTCTGTTCTTCTATATGTAAGTATACCATCTCCCATTCTGCGTGTCAACTCTTGCTTGCTGGGCGTAATATCATTAGTAATTAACTTATCTTTTCTTGGTCTGCCAATATGGTATGAAGCAAGTATATCACGTATCTCTCTTACTTGCGATTCTGAGTAATATGATCTTACCTGAAATCCTCTTGCTCCACCTTTTTGAGATCCCGTAGGAAACGGAATGACTCCTCGTTTCATTAATGACGGCATATATTTTTTATGACGATTAACTAAATCAGCAGTCTGCCCTACAGTATATGCTCTCTCTCTTTTATTTTTAAAATCACTAATTAAACAACTTTCAATCTGATCTTTTGTAATATTATAAACAGACATAATACCATTAGACTTGTTAAGATGATGTACTCTTACTAGGTCCCCGTTTAAAAACCAGACTTTTTTATTCCCTTGAATTACAGGGAGGACATTGTAGCCTTCGCTCTCAATTGTTCCCTTTTTAATAGCCATCGGCCCTCCTGAGAATTGCTTGGTGGATGAAAGAATGCTCGTGCTCCACACGACATGCAGTACATTTCTAAATTATTTATCTCGGTATACTGTCTGTCTATAAACATTCTACCTTTACATTTTTTGCAAAAAATCATCAGTTAGGTATACCTATTGCAATAAGGTTAATGCCAACACTTGTTATTCCGCCAAGATTAAACTTGACTGATCCTTCTATGCTTGAAGTTGTTACGCTAGAAAGAGTAACTACGACATCTTTTCCAGCGTCAGAAGAATTTCCAATACTTACAGGCGTTGCTGTTACAATTGGAACAAACTTAAACTCGGTTGGAAAAGAGTAAGAAAATGTACGAGATGATCCAGCAGTCTGGCTTTCACCATTTGTAACTCTAACATAGCCACCAATAACTCTTGCCTCTGAAGTCTTAACGCTCTGCTTACCTGCATTTGGCGTATCAACTGTAACATACTTATTAACAGATGTAGAAGCCTGAGTCGATAAATCATTAACAGCCTTAACAATCTGATAGATGTAGGTTACGTCTAAGGGCTGTCCTCGTTCTGGTACGGGTAAAATTGCCATAATATAATTATACCAGACTCTCAGTTCCAGAATCATAAATAGTTAATGCTGAATTTAATGTTGGATTTATTGAAGATACTTGGACAACAGCCCTAACTGAAGTTGTTCCAGTTTTTAAAAATGAATAGTTGGTAGATCCAGTTGTTGCTCTATAGGTTGGCCCAGAAGAGTCAAAGCCAACAAAAACATCATAAAGTATCTGTGTAGAAAGATTTCCAGGGTCCCAACTAAGAAATAGGGTATTTCCCAACTGTCTTAAATCTCCAGTACCAGCCTCAACCTCTTCTGATTCAGTAAAAAATATTGGAGAATAAGCAGACTTTCTGTTCTTGTCCTCTGCGACTATTCTAAACCTTAAAACAGTTTTGTTATTTCCTGTCACCTTTCCTAGTGACTGTTTTTTAATAACAACATTTTTAATTCCAGGATCTGGTGTAATTGCCATAACTAAACGTCCAATGCAAATCTAAACTCTATGTAGTTTGTGGTGTTTGCTGATTTTATGATTGGCCTAGCCTGTACATTTTTAATTACAGAGTAGCCAGTTAGTCCGTACAAAGAATTTGTTGCTGTATTATTTTCAACTCTTAGAGCATCTAGACAAACATAAAAAGAGTCAGAAGGCAAATTATTTTTAGTAACAGTAACAAAAATTCTTGCCGTTGTAACTTCTGCCCAATTAAATCTTAAACTTTTGTCTAATTCCTGAAAAGTTTTACTTATTACCACATATCTATTATTTGCAAAATCATGCTTGTCTTGAGATGTTCCATTTGCGTATCCTGTGTTATCAATGTCTACTGCAAATTTTGCATATTGAACGCCTTGATTTGCTAGGTTATGAGAAAACTGTAATAGTATTTTAACATTATCGGGAACAATTGCAGGAACCTGTTGTGTTCCAGGAGTTTTATTAACAACAGAAAATGCAAGTTTAAGTTCGTCTAACGGACTATTTTTGGTAAAATCAATAGTTGTTGGATCTAAAACAATACTGTCTGACCCAGTTTGGCCAACCATGCTTCCCTGTATATTATATCCAATCTCTGATGTATCGCCTCTCATTGCAATAATGTTATTTAAAAATCTACATCTTTCATTTAAACCAACTCTGTCTTCGTCTGTAAAGATTCTATTATCTGCATTTGTTGCAAAAACCTTGAGTGGTTGCTGGTTAGTATCAACTACATTTATAATTCCATTTGCAGAATCTCCATCCAGTGGCTCATACTTTGGTACAATATTAACAGGAGATTCCCCATCAATACTATATCTCCAATTATCTGTATCTGAAAAAGAATAAACTACCCGACTATCAAATGCTCCTGCTGATGGATTTGATGCTGCAGAAAATATGCCTACCTCAGTAATCTCATATCTTTCTTGGGTTGGAAGTTCTGCGGTCAAAACAACCTTTGACTGCCCGTCCTCATCAACAAAGCCTCTAGAAATAATAGGCATACGAATCATTTCAAATTCTAAAGACTCTTTATTTTTCATTGCTAGTAACTCGGCAGGACTAAATGTATGATCAGAGACAACTGGCTTTGTTCCGCAGCCTATGGCAATGTGAGATGCATAGGATGTGGTCTGCCCAACAAGGTACTTTGCCAAGATGTTTTTACCTGAATTAGTTATCATTAATTTCTCCCCTAGTATATTGTATCATCATAAGTCCCTCCAGCAGTTAATATTTCAACCTCTACCTGCTCATTTTCCTTTACGTTTACTAAATTAATCACAAGGTCTCCACTTATTGGGTCGATGTATATAGACTTTCCATTGTAGACCTTTACTCTTTTTGTTAAGTCTGGATTAGTTCCGATCAAGTCATACCCGTTGCCATATTTTGGAAGATAGTTAGCAAGCGTTATAGCCAAAGAACTAAAGAATGAATCGGCAGACTGAAGCCTTAAAACGTTGTTTGGGTTATATTGTAGGTAAAGATCTGTTAAATTTTTGATTGGTTCATATATGACTGTCTGACCATTGACCAAATCGTGTCTTGATATTGTTGCAAGTTCAAACCCACCTATATCTTCAAAGATAAGGTCTGTCATTATTTCAATAGAAACAACCTGCTCGCCAAATATAAGTAAATCAGGGGTTGCAATTTTTACAGAACTAGATGTGCTTGTCTTGGCTGGTTTTGGAATTGCTGCTGTTGCTGGCATGTTTGTGTCTGCCATTAGATCACCTCACTCAAATATAATTGCATTTCTGGACCACTAGAACTTCTTGAAAAATCAATATTGTAGACAACAAATCTGTTAGATGAATTTGCTGCAATGTCTATTCCATTTTCTTTATAGTCTAGTGTTACTATATCTCCAAGTTGAATTGTTGGAATAGAAAATATCTTAACTCCCAAAGACTTTCTTGGTTTTGAGATTTTTGTAACAATCCATTTCATCAGTTCTGATGCCTCGTCTTGTGATTGAATATATGCAGCATCTAAAGAGAAATCTTTTTTACCATGCTGCATCCTGCTAAATTTTATATCTTCATAGTCTAGTTTAAACTTAAAAGGATTTGAAATTAGTTTATCTGCCACAAACTTTGGGTCCGACATAAGACTGTTCTTGCTAAAGTATTGATCAACCGTCAAGGTATTGTTTGACTGCTGAGTAAAAGTAATTCCTTGTATTCTTAGATAGTTTCCACTAGTCTCATCTAAGTTAAGAGCAGTATCTGTTGCATTAAATACTAGGAACTCTGCCCCGTATGAACCTGCCCTAAAGCCAGAGATAACAAACCCTTTTATGCTATTAAATGTTGGAGAAACTTTTGCAGTCAGGGCTGGGAATGCTTTATCATATCTAAAACTAAACTCTGCCACTTCTCTCATTATGCTTCCAAACTCTTCAAAATAAATATTATACTTCGGTGGTTCGGAAGATCCAATGCCAGTAAGGTATGTGTTCTGAATAAGGCCACTAAGAGCATACTTTCTAAAAGAATTACTTGCATCAATATCAGCATCTGCAAAAATAGAATTGACCACAGTTCCTAAAGAAAAGGATGTGTTCTGAGAGTAGTTGTTGCACAAGGCATAAACATTCTCAAACATTGCTCTTGATGATCCTCTAGTGAAGAGTGCAATATTGGAGTACTCTGGCAATGGATCTGTGTCATCCACTGTCTTTACCATGGTTCCGTTTATATATAGATAGAATCTTCTTATCTTTCCTATGTTTTCGTATTCTACTGCCAAATCATATACCGTTGGATTTTCCTCAGCAAACATTCTTGATTGACCAGTGAACCTACCATCATCTACAATAATCTTAGCCAAACCTTTATATAGTGGTACTGGAATTGCCTTTCCTCCACTAGACTTAACTTTATAGAACAACACATTCTGAACATCTTGTTTTTCTCTTTCTGACAACTTGTTCAAACCAAGTGCTGCAATTTCAAAGTAATACCCGACATTAGTGGTTGGATTTAGCATTACTGCTATTCCAGCAGAACCTCCAGAGATTGTAACATTTTTATCTGGGGTAGAACCAGTTACAACATAATATGCTGCTGCTCCGTTAGCAGTTTGTCCTCGACTTTGATCGTTTTCTATTTTACCAATTAGTCTAACTCTTGTACCAAAGTGCTTATATTTCTTGTCTGTTAAAGGCTTATGCACATAAGAGATAAAGTCTCTTGGTTTATCTTTTGTTGTAAAGTTTGGTCCAGTTAAAGAAAATGCTGATGACTGCACAGACCCAGGAACTTGCTGAGTCTTTGTAGTTATTTCTCCTGTTAGAGCAGTTGACAAGAAATTTTTAATAAGTCCTGTTCTTGTTGAGGTTCTTGCTAAAGCATCTGATGCAACGCCAGTGCTTAATGTTTTTCCTGCAGCATCTATAGTTGTTACTGGAGAATCAGTCTTTGTTTCAAATAAATATTCTGAAGCCATAGAGCAGCCCTTTACGTTGTCATCAGATTTCCAATAATCAGAAATCCCAGCAGAATGCTCTACAACTGTTGTTCCAAATTGACCACGACCATGCTTTGCTACTGGACCATTCTTTAACTTTAAGACACCAGGCATCTGCTCATAGTTTGGCACAGAATAAATTCTTACAAGGCCAGTAGGGTAGATCTTTCCATTGAATGGCAACTTAGAAAAGTAGTTCTGATATTCTTCAACCGATGATATCCAGACATTACCAAACCCACTAACATTATATTGAACGGCATCATATTTTATAACCTCTCCACTAGAGTAGAAGTATCCGTTGTATCTTGTTATCCAGTATACTGCTTCTCCTAGGCTGAAGGTATTATTGATTACGATACCGTTTTTTACTTCTGGGACTTTATCTGATAGGTTAGAGTTTAAGGGGATGGCAGCAAGAACGTATGAGGACATTGTGCCAACTTCGTTATTGATTGACTTTGTATTTTCAGTACCAGACACTTCCCAAAGTAAGGCTGGCTTATAGGCATACATTCTTTCATCTTCTAATAGACCTGCCTGCCTTAAGGTTCCGATAGATCTTTGAATATGTCTTACAGTATAGTTTATCGATCCTCCGTTATAGATAGCATTTGATTCATTTGATACTGAGATAACGTTTGCCAGTTTAGAGTTGTCGACTGTTTTGTTTTTAATTTCGTTTTCTTCATATAGATCGTTAGTCCCTTTAAGGGCAAAGGTGGTTGGTCTCTGTTCTTTAGTTGGCATAATATAGTCTTTGCTCATCATAACAAAATTATTGTATTCGTCAAAGAACATTGCTGTCTGTGTTGACACTGCCAAATCTTGTAGGACTTGAGCAACACTCTTGTCTGGAGCAACAAAAAAGAATGGCATAATCATTTCTTTTTCATTTAAAATTCTTTTAAAAGTGTAGTTAGAGAAACCAATGCTATCTAATAATAGAGACACTGCAGAACTAACAGAAACCTCTGTCATCAATATTTCTGGGGCTGTAAGTGATTCTAAATACCAGTACATGTCTCTTAATGTTATTGAGATTTTTTTATTCTCTAGGTCTGTTTTTGGAAATGAGTCTGAGTACAATGTCTTCATTGGAACCCAGTAGTCCCATCCATTAACATTTATAATAATTTCATAAAACTTAAACTGTACATGGCTGTCCACATATTTTGATATGATGCTACCTTGGCCAGTATCAAAAGAAAAAGGATTGTTATCATTAAAGGCTTGATCATGATCAAAGATACTAACACTTCCATTTGACGCAACCAATTGACCAACAGGCAAACCACTTAGACCTAGGTCAGAGGCACTCTTGTTAATTGAATAACTGATAACTTTATCAGAAAGATTCATAGTAAGCCTTGGAGATATTTCAATCAGATCAAATGTTGAGTCTTTTGATGTCATAGAATCTACAACGATTCTAATTCCAGAAATAAATTCAAACTCTCTATACTGAACTCTATTGTTTAATGGGTTTACAAACTTTGCTGGAGATGTTGCATCTGTAAGGAAGTTGGTTAATCTGTCAACAGTCTCATCTTGAACATACCAGCCATATTTTGGAGTTACAATCTCATATGCTGATCCGTTCCAGATATGATAGGCACCTATATCGCTTTCATTTGCTTTAATAAGATAAGCATATCCAATTACAGACTGCTCAGGAAGAAGGGTTTCGCTTGAATAAACCTCAGCAAAAACAAATACATTTCTCCATTCCTCTGGGACAATAAAGCCGTAAGCAATCTCAACATACCCATCGCTTTTAATAATTGCAGAACCATCTCTTCTTCTTTTTGATGGGTCAAAAGAAATAATGTCTTGCCAGTTGTTGTCTTTTAAAAATTGAATCTTCCATCTGCTTGGAACCTTTTGATTTACTTCTCCGTAAAATGGATCAGCAAAAGATCCTGTTGAAGATGAGAATGGCCCTAGGTCTTCGGTTCCAGTATGTGTTTGCATTTTAACTACAACTCTGTTTGTTGGTACCTGATCTTTATATACTACAAAAGGACAGGCATCTTCAATGGAGTTTTGAGAACCACTTACTTTTGAAGAAATTCCATACTCTTGACCAGACTCAGTTCTGTATGAGGTCCAGTACTTAAACTTATCTTTTTTCTCTGGCATATAATATCTAGGTCTATCTGCCATAAACATATTAGGATAGTGCAGTTTACCATTTTCAAAATATACTGCCTTGTTGATTCCAGACCTTGGTCTAAATCTTTCAAAACAACTCTCTAGTGAGTATAAAGTTTGTGTTTTTTCTTTTTTAGTTAAAAATGTAGTTGGAGTATTATCATTTTCAAAAGTGCCATCAATTAAAATATCTGCATCAGTTGCTCCTGTATAAAAATTTCCAGCATCATTAATATCAAAACTTGTTGGCAAAGAAGAGTATATAGATGTTGGCTGTGTGGGTCTGTATCTATAGTTTCCAATATGCTTAATATTGGTTGCTCTATTCATATTTATTTCTGCAATAACTGCTGACTTATTTCTAACAGTATCAGCACTTTCTAAAAATGCTTTTAAATCTTTGTCTTCAAACATTATACTTCTTCCAAAGTTACTGAGACATTCCAGTAATCAAACTTGTTTGCTCGTTTTTCAACAGAGTAAGAAAAGTCGCTAATAAACATTTCAATTAATTGATTATATTGCTGAAGGTGCTTATATGGTTCTGCAGTTCCCTTAAAGATGCCTTTTCTATCATAAGCAAGAAACACCCAGAAAGATCCTTTGTGTGAGTCATACCACTCAAGCATGTCAGCACCACCTGCTCCTCCATCTGTTGTATATGATTTATTTGTAGAAAGCCCAGTGTCTGTATCGAATGTTGGAATATCATTGTGAGACCTAGATGGAATTAATGACCAACTGGTACTTAAAGTTAGTTTGTCAGCAATATGATAAGATCTCATACGGCCATTAATCATTCTTTCTCTTTTTTCTATTCTTTCATTTTTAAATTGCAAAGGCATTCTGTTATCATCAGTAATCAACAAAAACTGATCTGCTAGTGATGGATCCTCAATTAGTTCAGGGTCTGCTCCTACTTCATAGCCATTAGGAACATAAAGCCCATCTTGAAGGGTCCCCGAATTTTCAGACCAAAGCATTCCACTAGGTCTGTGATATTTCTTACGGCCCAACATGTAGGAAACTCTACGGTCTGGTGCTGGATCAGTCATTTAATGATACCCCTCTAACTCTTCTACCTTCAACATTTCTAATTGTCGACATAACTGCCTGTGCAATCTCATTAGGGTTTGCATCAGTCTTGGCATTTACTGTTAATGTATATGTATTATTATACACTGCTCCGCCAACAGAATCACCATTATTAATCTTTCTCATTGTATCCACACCGTACTGATCCACAGCATACTTACTCATGATAAATTCTCCTGGAGTTAGCATTGCTGGGACTGTATCAGTACCCTTTGCAAATCCACCCTTAGCAAATTTTACTGGATCAATTAATCCACCCTTTGCCTTAAACCTATCAAAGAATCCTGACCCGCCACCTACTACTTTTGCACTGGCTGCGGCATCTGCTGCTTCTTTCGCTCTAAAAGATGCTAATGCATTTGCTTGTGCTGCTATTGCATTGGATGCTGCCAAAGCCTTCTCTGCTGCTTTTAGTTGTGATGCTATAGATGCTGCACCGATTGCACCGCTTTCTCCTGATGCTAGAACACTTGGGATTACTTTTGCTGCAGCCAGGGCTGCTCCTGCTGAGTCTCCAGCAGCCTTTGCTGCTGCGTAAGTTGCTGCTGCAGTCTTTGATGCTGCTGTTGCTGCTGAATCTGTTGTTGCACCAGTTACCACATTTGCTGCTATCTTTTCTGCTGTGACTGCTGCTGCTGCAGTTGCAGCGTTGTTTACTACTGCTGTCTGTGCATTTTTAACAGCAACTGGTGTTGAGTTATATTCTTTTAATTTGTCAAGAATAGTTTGCCACTTGTCTGCAATCGAACCTACTGAAGCAAGCAACCCTCCAAGCACACCATCAAGGTTCTTACCTGCAAGAGCATTAGCATCAATCTGGGCCTGTATTCTATCCCACTGCAACTTGGTCTTATCTAAAACTGTTATGTTCTCAACCTCTTTATCTATTCTCATCTGGAATAGTTCGTTCTGGTCTGTAAGTCTTTTAATTTGGTCTTCTAGTGGTTGCAGTTTTTCTTTTTCTATTTTATAAATTTCATCTTGCTTGTCCCTAATTGCACGGGCTTTAAGTTCTTGCTCCTCTTGCTTTGCATAAATTAAATCTTCTAGGTTTCTGATCTCTTCAAGAATTAGAGTTCGTCTTGGATCAGTTTCCATTTCATAAAGTGCTTGAGCATTTGCAAATTGTGCATCATCAATTTCTTCTTGAGATAAACCAGTCTGTGCTCCACGAAGACCCTTGATCTCATTTTCTCTAGACTGTTGCAAAGCATCTGCGGTTGCAGTTCCAAATCTTTGTGCCGACTGTGCACGGGCATCCTGTGCTGCTCTTGCTGCTGCTGCAATATCTCCGCTAGTTAAAGCACCTGCAATATCAAGTTGGCTCTTTTGTTGGTTTGTAATTTCTTCATTTATCTGTGCAACCTTTTCAAGAGCCTCTGCTTGCTTGTCATACTCTTCATTAATCTTCTCTGCCTGATTAGCCATGATTGCGGAGTCATTAGACATAATCGCATTTGCCTTGTTAATTTCCTCCATGGCACGATCACCAAACTCAGGATCCATCTCTAAGGTTCTTTGCTTGTCGCTAATCTGCTCCTGCATGTCTTCTATAGGTCTTGTATAGTTTATTTCAATTTCTCGTTCAGCATCAGCAATGCTACGATTGATCAATTCAATCTGGTCTCTAAAACCCTTAGCACTCATTTCTGCGTCTCTAATTGCCTTATTGTTCTTATCCATTTGGTCAACCATGGCAGTTGTTCTTGGATCTGCTCCAGTTCTTAGCATCTGCTCTTGAACAGCAAACATTTCATTTACAATTTCCATGCCAGGTCGAGCAGACTCAGAATAGTTTCCAGAGTTATAATTTACTTGAATGTCAATCATCTTTCTAGCCTCAATAGAGTTTAGGTAGTCTGCTATTTCTTTAGAGTCAACCTTTCCATCTTTGAGGTCTTCAATTAAAGACTTTGCAAGTGCTGGGTCATTTAAGACTTCCTGCATTTGGTCTGCAGAGAAGCCTGCCATCTTCATCGCTGTTCCAAGTTTTGGCATTTGCTCAAGAAGTTTAAACTCTTCATTAGCCTGAATCATTTTTTGACGAAGAGCAAATCTTTCTGTTTCGTCTGTAGCCTTTTTAAGATCTGCGATATACTGCTTTCTTTCTGCACTTCCCTTTTTACCAAGTGCTCCTGCAGCAATAGATGCTGCTAGTGCTGCGTCTTGAACATGCTCTAGTGCTTCTGTTGCACTTGCTCCTTCTGAAACTAATATTCTAAATGCTTTTTCTTGATTGGCAACTTGCTCTACGGCTTCTCTATTTACAACGTTACCTTCTCCAACGATAGCCTCGTTGTAGGTTTTCATTGTCTTCTTACCAGTGTCAGTTAGTCCTTCGATGTTTGCCTTTGTTTTTGGCTTACCCTTTTTAAATTTAAATATAGCCTTCTTGCCTGTAAGTTTTGCAATATCATTGAAATCTTCAGCAGACATACCTGCGATCATATCTCTAAATTCTTTTGGAATCTTCATGTCAATCATTCTTTGTTGAAGACCATCAAATACCTTAAACGCCTTGTCCATGTCTTTCTTTATTTTTGGATTACTAAATGCAGCAAGCATAGATTCTAATGGCTTTGTTGCATCAAATGCTCCATCACGAACATTTTTAATTCTCATTGCAAGATCATCAAGGAAAGATAGAGGTTTCTTGCCACCACCATCAGGAGTTACCTTTGGTACCTCTGCTCCAAGGCTAGTGACTCCACCTGTTCCAACCATCTCAACCTTTTTAACTGCAAAGTCGCTATCTGAAAGAAGTTTTAATGCTGCAACATTTTTTTCTAAAATCTTTACGTAAGCATCAGATCCGATAGCAATGCCCTGTAGGTATGCTTCATTCATTGCCTGCTGCTCAGCAAGGAACTGTATGTCTGCTTCACGTGTTTTATCATTCACTGTGGCCTCATACATCATCTGTGCTGCAAGTTTTTGTAGGTACTCTGTTTGTTGTTCAAGGCTTCCCTTTTTAAACTCTGCCATTCTTTCTTCGTTGCCTTCTAGTGCATCAATAGCAGCCTTCATATTTCCAGAGACATCTGCAGATGCATCGACAGTCTTACCATCGGCTGAAACTAAAGATGTTTTTCCAGCCTTCTTTGCATCTTCTTTAACTTTTTCAAGGTCTTCTTGCTCTTTTTTAATTTTTTCAATTCCCTCAAGTCCTGTTGTCTTGACAAGAACTTCAAAATCAAGAGTGTTTCCATCCATTGATTGAACGCTCTTCAGGGTTTCCATAATTGAATCAAACTCTGCTGGATCCTTCTTCTTCATAATCATTTCAGTAATGATTGATGTTGCTTGCTTTCTTCCTCCAGCACTAAAGCCTGCAAACATTCCAAACAACTCTTTTGTCTTTGCAGCACCCTTTGTTTTAATTCCTGCGTTTAATAAAAAGTCCATCTCATTTAACTTGCCACGGAAAAGATCCATGTAACTTGTTGCTTCTCCTGGGCTCAATACCTTGCTTCCTACAAGCATTTCCATTTTTGCTTGGAACTTTTGTGCTGCTTCTGCTGTGCCTAGGCCAGTCTTTACATACTGACCAGTACTTGAATTATATTTTCCAGTCGTGGTGTCTGTTACAAGAGACTTGGTTTTATTCAAGAAACTCTTTGCTGCACCCTCTTGATCTGTGCCCTTGTATGTAGACTCAACCTGGGCCTTAGATGCATCAAAGTATGCATCTTCACGCATTGCCTGCTTACCCCAAACAGATCCACTGTAAACCTTGTTAAAACTTATAGCATTTTTATTTATTTGTGCAGCAATATTATCATTCATAAACTGTGAATCTTTTAGATTCTGAGCATTAAGAGTCGAAATTTGTTTTTCAAGATCTAACTTCTTTTGTGCATTTGTTGTTGCTGCCAACTCTGCTTCAAGTTTTTTCTTTTGTGTTTCGTATTCAATTTGTACCTGATCAGCCATCATTGTTGCTAGTTCTAGGTTGTTCATGTTTAGTGCTGCAAGTGCTGCAACTTCTTTTCTTGAACTTTCTCCAAAACCAGACTTTGATGCAATATCAGTTTCAAGATCTCTAGTTCTTTGTCCTGCCTTTGCCATTATGCCAATTCTGGTCTTCATTGGGTCCTTCTTTAGGTCTTCACCATCTGGACCAATCAATGAGTTCATTTGACCAATAACTTGCATTTCAAGTTTTGCATCTTTAAGGTCTATAGCAAGTGCTGCTGCAATACTGTTTGCTGCGTCACTATCTAATACTCCGTCTGCAACACCTGTTGCAAGTTTTAATGCTAGATCTGATACAGCCTTATCATTACCAAACTCTTTAGCATTCTTTTGGAATAGTTCTTTTTCTTTTTTACCAGCATCTGATCCTAAGAATTGCTTTCCAAATATATCGTCAATCTTTACTGCTTCATCATATTTTCCATACTGACTCTTTTGTCTACGCTTATCCATTATTTCAGATGAGCCAACCTTACCAGAAACCTCACCTATTGCTTTAAGTCCACTTCTTGTTGCAGATAAGTCTTTTGCAAACTGTGCTGCTTTACCAGCCATAGCGTTAAGGTGCTTGTTGAATAGGTATGCTCCTGCTGCTACTGCTGCTAGTGCTACCACAATACCCTGCGGTCCTGTGAGGCCTGCAATCATTGGGGCAAACTGAGATGCTGTTGATGCTATACCAAGTGCTGCTGTGACCTGTGGTGGTGCCCCAGCCATTCCTGCTGCCATGGTTGCTGCCCCCAGTGCACCAGAGGCTTTACCAGAAAACCTTCCAACCTTCTCTCTACGCATCCCACGCTTCTTTTCTTTAACCTGCTTTGCTGAAAGAGTTGTTGGCTGCTTCTTTCCATCTGCATCAAGTTCTGGATCAAAGATGATTTGGCCATTCTTATCTCTGGTATAAGTGGATGCTTCTTCATAAGCCTCAACTGATCCCATTCTATTTTTTCCTAGTTCTTCATTTGCTGACTGGCTTCCTGGTGGAACAATTCCGTTTTCTGCTGCCATACGTGCAGCCTCTTGAGCATTATATGCTTTTAGTTGTGCTAACTGTTCTCTTTTTTCTGCTTCTATATCATCATTTACAACTGCAATATTGGCAGAAGATGTTGCAAGGTCTTGCTGTGCAATTCCTGTTTGATCCATTGCTGGAAGCATTTCTCCAAGATTGTTATTTGCTGCATCAGTTAACTGCCCAGTAGTTATAAGATTCTCTGCATTTGTTGTTTGAGCATTAACAGCATCACCAGTTGCAGTTCCAAGTTCATCTGTTTGATCTGCAACTAATAGTGTTGAATCTGCTACATCGCTTACTCCATTAACAACTCTTTCTTCTTCGCCATTCTTACCAATGTTGACAGTATTTCCTTTAATCTTTACTCTTGTTTTACTCTCATCTTTTATTTGTTCAACTATCTGAGATTGTGCAACAACTGCCTTTTCGGTTTCAACTGCTAATTCTTCTGTTGCTTTTACTACTCTAGTTTTTGAAGCAGATAGAAGCGACGCTTGAGATGCTGCTGGTGTTGATGAGACTTCGTCTACTGTTCCTGTAGCCCCACGCTTTCTTCTTTGTCTATCTAAAGATTTAAGAACCTGTCTTTCATCACGCATCTCTGGTGTATCAATGTCATCATAGAAAGCCTTGTTTCCAAGATCCATTTTATCTGTTTTTGCTTGTGTTTCTGCTGCTGATGGAAGTGCAGCATCAGTAAGTTGTGAAGACTTTGTTTTTACTCCAGGAGTTCCCTCTTCTAAACCTTGTGCAAGGCCATCAGCAATGTCTTTTCCAAGACGCTTAGTTCTTCTTGATGGTGATGCTGTCTCTGCTTTTTTCTCTGCATCAGTAAGGTCTGCGTCTACATCTTCAGCAACTGTAATTGAATCAAGCCTTGCTTTCTTTTCGGCTTCTGATAGTGGGACAAAACCTTCGCTTGAATCTACTCCTGCTTGATTTCTTTTGCCAAATCTTTTTGTAAGTGCAACCTGTCCTGCTGCACTTCTTTCTTCTGTAGATCTTGTATCTTCTGGTGCTACTCTTGGATATTTTTCACGCAGTTCTGCATCAGAAACTGTTGCAAGCATTGTTTTTTCAATTGCAAGAGGACCCTTTCCTTTTTTCTTTTGCTCTGCAGCCATGAAATCTTTATCTCTGAGCATTTGTTCAAGAACACCTTTTTGAATTTGAAGTTCTGACTCAGTTAATGCTCCATTCTCATTTATTTTTTTTGTTATAGAGGCAATTTGTTCTTCTGTTGCAGATGATGATGCCAATACTTCTAAATACTTTTTTCTTGCCTCATCATTTTTAGTTAAAGTCTGAGACATTTCATTTTCATTATGTGTTCCAAGATCATAAAAATCAGGAGCCCAGCCTTCTTTAGTGCTTTTTGCTGTAGCACCAACTGCGCCTGTGTGTGCTCTATCAACCTGTCTTTGTGTTTTTGTTAAGTCTGGTCTTTCTCTTTCTAGTTTGTCTGCAGTTTCATTTACAATCTTGTCCATTCTGTCATACTCTGCTAATTGATCTGGACCTAATCTTTCAGATTCTTTTCTTAGTGTTCCTACTCCAGCCTCAGATGCTGAGTGACCTGCAATTTTTTTGCTGGCTCCTTCTCTTCCTGCTGCTTCATTAATATCATTAGAAGATAAAGCAATACCACTCATTTCTTCTGTTGCAATTCTTAATTCAGCAATAAAATCTGTAAGCGATACCTTTGAGTCTCCTGCAAACCTTGCAAAAACTTCTTCAACTATTTCTGTTCCATTGGTAACTCCACCAATTCCAGATTCCATAGCCTTAACAAGTGCTTGTACATTTTGAACGTTTGCTTCAGACTCTGGCTTTATTCCTAAACTAAGTTTACGGCCACCAACATCAAACGCTGCTCCCTTGGATGCATGTCCCGCAGTCTGTCGCTTCCCAGTTCCTGTCCCGTACTTCATTACGGATCCATTTTGAAGTGCTTCAACTAGTTCTGGGTTTTCTTTTGCAGTCTGCTTTGTAAGAACAACTTCACCAGGAGTTAGTAATGCTGGAACTGTGTCTTTGTTTCCACTACCTGGAACAACTCCACCAGTTGCAAACTTCTTAGGGGGTAGCCCTGCTACGGCCCCAGCAGGTCCTGGTACTGAGTTAAACAGACCTGGTGATGATTGGGCAAGGGCTCTTGCTTGGCTGGCTGCATTTCCGTATGCTAGGGCTAATGCATCGACTGCACCTTTTTCAACATTGAATGTAGAAAGAAGTTGCTGGTGAGAGGTATGAAGAGCATTTGTTTCTGCAAGTAATTCTGTTTGCTGATTAGTTAAATAGTCAAACCCTCCACCTAATACATTGTTTTGTCCATTAAGTTTAGCAATTCCACCACGGAGCATTGCAAAGAACTTAATTACGTTTGCAATACCGTTAACAAGAACACCAAATGTCATAAGTGCAACTGGGGCAATGGCTCCAAGCACTCCAATCATAATTGTTATGACCTTCTTAGTTCCATCACTAAGGCCATTAAACTTTGTTAATATTTTTCCAACAAACTCAACTATTGGGGTTACTGCTTGTAAGAATGCTTTACCTACTGGAACTAATTCATTCTTTAAATTTTCCATGGCTTTTTTGAATTTAGCCCCTGTTGAATTTTCGACTCTTGCCAATTCTCGTTCAGATAAAATTGCTAATTCTTCAATTGATGCTCCAGCAAGATCTAGTGCTCTAGATGCTTGAGTTCCATCTTTTGCAACGTTTTGGAACAATGTTGACATACGAGCAAACTGGAACTTACCAAATAGTTGTTCAATAGCACGAGCACGATTAAGTGGATCTAGAGTATCTAGTGCTCTAGCAAGTCCTACTACTGTGCCCTTTAAGTTTCCAGCATTGTTATCTACAATTCCCTTGATATTAATTCCAAGTCCTGCAAGGAACTCGCTGGTCTTCTTTGCTGGGTTAATCATAGAAGCAAGACCAGACTTAAGTGCGTTAGCACCTTCTGATGCGTTGATTCCACCTTCCTTCATTGCAGTCATAAAGAATGCTAGATCTTCAACATCTCCACCAAGTTGCTTTACAACTGGTCCAGCCTTTGGAATTGCAATCGTTAAATCTTCGATAGAAAGAACAGTCTGGTTTTCTACTGCGTTAAGAAAGTTAATTTTTTGTGCAAGTTGTTCTGAAGAAACACCAAAAGCATTTTGTAAGGAAATAGTAGTCTCAAGTGCTTGCTGTTGCTCTACTTGACCAAGGACTGAAAGTCTTGTCGCCTGGACTACTTGGGCTTCTAGAGCACTTCCCTGCATACCCATCGCTGCTGCTGTTGCAGCCATTTCCATTGTGTCCTTTACAGCAATGCCGTATTTTGTAAATTCTTTACCTAGTCTTTGTATGTCAGCAACGGCTTTGTTAGTTGCATCTCCAGAAGTAGTTATGTCTCCGTAAACTCTTGTAAACTTAAGGACTGCCTCTTCCATTTCCATAAATGTCTTTGCTGCTGCAGATCCAAGAATAGAAAGTGGGATTGTCAAACCAACCATCAACTGACGTCCTGCCCACTGAGTGTTCTTACCAAAGTTTAGGAGGTTTGTTGATCCTTGTTTTAATAACTGGTTTAAGAACTGTTGACGCTGGGCAGCCATCTGCACTCTTGTTGTATAGTCGGCATACTTACCATTAGCCATTTGTAGATGCTTTGGAACTACCTGCAAAACCTTGACAAGGTCGCCATTGGCATTACCTAGTTGAATGTATTGAGACTGAAGAAGTTTTACTCTGTCTTTACGAGCACGGTTAATAATCTCACGCTCTTGTGCAAACATGCCTTTAAAGGTTTTTGTGTTTGCCGTCGCTGCTGCTGCGGTGTACCTAAAGTACTGTCGCATTGACAGTTGATTTTTTTCAAGAGCCTGAGTAAAAGATCCTGTGCTTGTTGCTATTTCTTTTTGACTTGCAACAAACTTTCCAGTTGCATTGATTGCTTGGATTAGTTGAGAATTAAGGCCCTTCTGGGCATTCATTGCTGCAACGTTACCCTGAGTTAGGGATTGATTAAATGTGCTTAATCCAGCCTGGAGTTTACGAAGAGATGCAAGGGCTGCTGTGGTATCAAAATTAATACCAATATTGGAGTTTACATCAGCCACTCATTAACACCTTCTTCTTTATTTGATTGAGTTTAAAAGACCTGTTGCATCTGCCAGTTTCATACCTGACGCTGCATCAATAATCTTATAGACTGTAGGAAGATCTAGATTTTCCTCAATCGCCTCTCTGTTGTCTGCCACTAGTGGTAGATACTGCTTGAATGCAATCTGTACGCAATCTAGCAGAACGTTCATTGATTTTTCGTTATCTTCTGCCACTTCCTGTAACTCATTAAACTTCTGCATAAATGGCTTTAGTAATGAGATCTTTAGTGGTCTTACTTCAAACTTTGTTCCATCGATAAGATGTAGTTCCTCTTTGTCTTCAACTTTTGTAGACATTTATCCTCCTTATAAGGTTTAGTTAATTATACCATAGCGCAGGCTTATTTTTTGGCTATTCGTAAACCTCGTAAGTGAGGCCCATTCCAATTCCAAACCCAGCCCTTTCTGCATTCTTGCCCTGCAGAGCCATAATGTCGCTTCCATCTGTTGCCTTGCCTTTGCTAAATACCCTGGCTTTCATGTCTTCCCATTCGTTGCCCTTCTTTGACTGCTTATCTAAATCAATACCCTTCATTGCAGCAAAAAACTTTTTATCATTATATTCTAGTTCTCTTTTTATTTCAAGTGTTGCACTTAGTTCTGCCATAGATAAAGACTCTTCTAGTTCTTCATAATCTTTCCATATTCCAAGAACAAAAACCTCTGACTCCAGTTTTGCTAAATCTAGGGTCTCCCATGATGAGCCACTTTCTACTGCTTGAGATTTTACTGGCTCTTCTGATTTTTGATTAATTTTAATTCCTGCTGCTATGTCTAAAACCTCATAAATTGTTGGAAGGTCTAAATTATCTTCAAGGTCTTCTACCGTTTTAATATGTGGGGCATACTGCTTCATTGCTATTAAAGCACAGTCAACTAAAATAGATATTGACTCATTGTCTGTTTTTGCTTCTTTGATTGGCTCAAAGGTTTCTAGAAAATCTCTAAGGTGCTTTATTTTAAGGGGCCCAGCATTAATCTCTGTCCTGTCTACAAAATAAAACTTTCTTTTTGGATATATGCTGGTTGCCATTATATAAGTATACCAAATGGAAATGGAAAAGCCCAGACTTTCAAGGGTCTGGGCTCGTCCTATTGAGTTGTATTATACGAGTGAACGGTCTACGATCTTACCGTATGATGCGTCATCGTTTGGAAGAAGTCGGAATGAAACTTCAAACATTGAAGCCTCGTCACGCTTTGCTGATACTGTTACGCTCTCGATTGAGAGTGCACGGTATGCAACATAGATTCTTTCCTTTGGATCTAGTGCAGAACCAGAACCTGGTCCTACTGCTACGATTCCACGCTCTAGTGGAACGTCACCGATATCTCCTGCAGACATTCTCATGTCTACAAGACCTGCGACTGAATCATCTAGATCGTCTGTATCTGCTGCAATTGCTACTAGAAGATTTTCTAGTGTTGCCTCTGCAAAAGATGTATTTAAATTAACTGTCATACCTTGCTTGAACAAACGAGCAACGTCGAGAAGTTGATCTACTGCTACCTCACCAAAATCTGGTTCGAACGCTAGTTCCAAACCATTTGATGTGTAACCGATATTTGTGAACGCATTGTCTGATGTCAATGCATCCTTGTAGGATGTTGCACTTGCTGCTAAATCTGGAAGGTCTGTTGCTGCTTGAGCATCAGTAATCTTTCCTGCATTAGCACCAGATGATACCAATCCTAGTGGACCTGCATTATGTGTAAAAAGTGCTGCTGCACCCACGATAATGTTACTACTTGAACCACGGCTGTATGCCATATATCTCACCTCTTTCATTTTTATTAAAAGGGGGTTGTTTCCTCGCTATAATTATACTGCCTTTTTATTATGTGTTTTTATCCCAGACCAATTGGCCATCTATTGATGTACAAACAAAACTGCCCTCGATGTCGCCCTGTTTATAGCAGGTAGCACCTTGATATACGTTTACTGGGTGCCAGTCGTAATCGATAATTATCTTATTCCCCGCATAAGTACGGGCTGTTCCAAAGTCTACTATATCTCTAGTTTCTTCTAGTTGGTAGATCTTGAAGTTATGGAAGAACAGTGGTAGAGAGTTTTCATCCCAATCACCCTCATTTGCTGCTGCCCATTCATTTAGGTCTTTTGCTGAGTCATCCCCATTATCAAGCAGATTACTTATCTGTTGCTGAGTAATAATCATATTCTTTTGTGCGTCATCACCTACAGAATAAAAGTAATACAGCAACTGCTCACACTTGATATATGGAAAAGCCTCTCTTCTCATCTTAAACATTCTGTCATACACACCAAAGACACCGTTGCTCTGAGGGAATGTATTTGTTAAATCATCTATCTGGGTAGGGAGTGTAGGAAAAAAATAAGTTACTCCAGAAGAACCAAAACTTGGACCTATCTTGTCTGCCAAGTAAGCGTTGATAATTGTTGGAGGATGATGAATTGCTGCAGCCATTATGCACCAACCCCAGCATTAGCAACCCATGTGTATCCAACAGAAAGGCCTTTGCTTCTTCCTCTTGCTTTGCCTGCTCTTAAGTTCTTCTTGTAAACTACTGGGTTTTCAAGATATTGTGCAACTCCACTAGTTCTCAAAAATGATTGTGAAAAATATTTATTAAAAAATAGATCCATAGTTTTTTCAAATCCACCCTGTGCTTCAACTCCTCCAGGATTAGTAACTTTAATTGGTTTTTTTGTGAACACCATTTCTCCGTCTTCTTCAAAAGCCAGAACATCTGAGTTTCTTGGCTTGATCAATACAGACACTCCGCTTTCAATAATTCTTGCTTTGTCATAAAAAGGTGTCTTTGACCCATCTTGAATTGATTCTGATTGACGAAAAGATGATTTAAATGATAGCCCAATGTTACTGGTTGTAAACGATATGTCGTACAGTCTTGCAGCAGGGCTGCCTGTTCGATTCCATTCATAGATGTGGTGTAGCATTTCTGGATTTACTCTAGCATTTGAGTCTACGAACTGCTTCATTATTTCTACTGTCTGTACTCCTAAAGACTTTAAGAATGGGGTCTTTCCTTTTTGAACACCGTCCAAGAAACCAAAAGAATACTTCATGATATTATTCATTTCTTTTTTAAACTTCTTAGAATTGTATACTGGTTTCATAGGTCACCTGACTGATTCTCTGATCTTCTAATAACTAACTTAAATGATTCTACAACTCCGAACGGTCCTACAAATGGCTCACAGGTTGCTATCTCAAAAAGAGTTGGTTTTCCAGATCTAACGCCAGAGGTTTCCATGTATATTAGATTTCCTTCTTGGTCTTTTATATCTGTTATTAATATGTTTGTTAGTGCATTCTTATTGTCTCTTGAAGATATTCTTATGTCTGATTTTGTTCTTCCGACCAATAGTGAGTTCTGAGTAATATTAACATTTGGCTTTACATCTTCTTTAAATGCTGATCCACCTGATGAAAAACTACATGCAAAGGTTCTATCTAAAACCCATTGCTTTTTAATTGCACCAAAGTCACCCTGCTCAATGATCGGGTGATAAAGAGAGGCTTGCATTGGAAACATAAAATCTGGAGTTTCGCAAACTGTCATTACAACACCCCAATTTTTGTAATAGACTTAGCATACTTAGAAAGTATCTTGTCTACAATTATATTTCCTGTTCCTTCGAAAAGACCCTTATCAAACTGAATTCTGTATTGATCTGTGTTGTAAGAAGAAATAAATCTCTTGTAATAATCTAACTTTCCACACTCTAAATCGTGGACTAGCATCTCTGTTGCTCTGATAATGTCTGATGGAACTGTTGTATATCCATACTCAACAGTTATTAGGTAGTCCCATGTTTTGCCAAACCCTCTATATACAAACTGTGGGTCCAAAGAATCCGATGCTGCTGCTGGTAAAACTAGTGGAGAAGACTCTGCACGATTGATGTTATCAGAAGACTTTTCGATAATCGCCGTCTTGTCTGATGATACTTCGTATTGTCTATCTTCTACTAACTTATTGTTTTCATATACCGCTAAAACTTTTTTAACATCGTCCCAGATTGGAAGATAGTCGGCACCTGTTCCTGTAAAATGTAAAACCTTTTTCTTATAATAAAATCCTTCTGGGATTATTGAGTCAATAATTGCTCTAGCAATTTCCTCATTTAATGCATAGGCTGCGATGTCTGATGCTGTTGTTGCTTTTGTTGATGGATCAATATACGGTCTAACTATCTCGTATGTCTCATCTTGTAAAATTTGCTCATCTGATGTTCCAAGATCTTTAACAATCTCAACTCTGTATGAAGAGTCATACTTCCCTGGCAAAGAAATTTCTAGAACTTCTCCAGAAGAAGACTCTGTAAAGGTTGATGTTGAAATTGAAAGGTCCGCCATATCCGTTATGGTAACAGTTATATCTGCATCTACAATTCCCGCAGGAATTACAAAATTAGCAGGTACTTCTGCATATGGCGAAACTCTCAATATCTCCATGCCAAATTACCTTACAGCCTTTTGTACTTCTTCGGTTGTTGCTAAGCGAACATGTGCACGGGTTAGCCACTTGTCTGCTTGATCCTTTGTTACAATATTAACACCCTTGTAAACTGCTCCATTTGCTTCTTCCCAACGAACATTGCTTGTTGAGTAGATAGCGACCTTGTCTCCAAGATCCTTTGCTGGCTTAATATCTTTCTTTGGACCATCTGCTGCCATTGATCCAATAGCACCTGTTTCTGTAAATCCTAGTGATTGAACTGGCTCTTCTGCTGGTGGTGCTTCGACAACTGCTGATTCGACTGCTACCTCAACTGGTGCATCAACTACTGGCTCTACGACTGGCTCTGCTACTGGCTCTGCTGGTGTCTCGACCACTGGGGCTTCAACGTGTGCTGGCTCTTCTACATTTTCTACTGAAAATGGCTTGTTGTAATCATTATTTTCCATTGTATCCTCCTTATTTGTATTATATCATTAAAGTATTAAGGGGGACAGGAGAGTGAACTCCCGCCCCCCATTAAAGGTACTGTTTACAGACTATGCGTCTGCTGCAGCGTCAGCGAATGCGATTGCATCCTCTTCTTCCCAGTTGATACCGAAGCGAACGAATACAGTGTATTCAATTGTATCCTTCTTCGCTACGTACTCACGGTTTACAGTGATATCTCTCTGGAATCCCCATACACGGTTTGCAGGGAATGTCAAATCGATATAGCCTGCTGGGTAGTAAGGAACTTCCTGAACTTCAATTCCGAGAACACGTGTTGTACGTGCTCCACCGAATGTCTGTCCGATACCATCAAGGTATGACTGGCGGTTTGCCTGGGTTGATCCTGGGACCTGTCCAGCAAATGCTTCTGCTACTGCATCAGCAAGTGTACCGTTGTTCTTAACGATTCCACCGAATGCATCTGTACCTGCGTAGAACTTAAGATTGTTCTTAAGTGCACGGTACTTACGTGGCATTGCATTGATGATGCCCTGCATTACATCAGGTGTCCAAGCATTATCTGCTACGGTCACTACTGACTCATGTGCATCTCCGTTTGTCTTTACCTTGTTGATAAAGCCTGGCATGATTGACAAGAATGCTCCTGTTGCACCATCACCATTGATAGCGAGATCTTCGATATCATTTGCGAATGCGTTGGTCATCAAGCGTACCAAGTGATCTTCTAGAGCGTCACCTTCTACACCATCTTCCAATGATTCTGCTGTTACTTCCCAATCAAGACGAATCTTCTTGGTAGTAAGTTCGACCTTAGAGAATGTTGCACCTGTGTTTGTGTAGTTACCAACTGCTTGCGCTGCTGCACGAATTACACGCTCACCGACGTTTACCTTCTCAAGTTCCATAGAATTAGCCTTCATTGTTACACGACGGCCATCCTTTGCTAATACTGTTGCATCCCAAACATAGTCGATAAAACGACGTGCCTGCTCGGGGCGCAAAATTCCAGAAGCGGCTGAACCACTAGGGTTAACAGCGTTTGCTCCGCTTGTTGATCCAAGAGTTGCTGTTGGAATGTTGCCCAGTGTGTCTGCTCCTGGGTTTGATACTCCACCAATTCCACCTGATGCGAAAGCACCTTGACCCTGATAAAGTCCTGGTGTTGTTCCACCTAGATCTCCTGCAGCGCCTGGCTGGTTTTTGATTATTTCTTCTGACATATTGTCACCTCCTAGTGATTTGTTCATTTGAATAGATCGGCTGTTTTGAGGAAACTACCGCCCCATAGGGATTTTTCAACCGTTTCAGGTTGATTCTGAAAGATATCGCCGATATCTCCAGACTTTCGGAATGCGGTGTCTGCTTCCACAGCGTCTACTCGTTTTCCAAATTCATTAAACTCATTTGATACTGCTGCAATATCTTTTGCAACTGCTGCAAATGAATCCTTTACTGTATCAACATCAACCTTTGAAGACTTAAGAAGTTCTACTTCTGCTTGCAAAGACTTTACTGTTGACACTAGATCGCTAAAGGCTGATTCTAGAGTATTTTTCATTTCAGTAACTGCTTCTGCAATTACCTCTTCTGACTTAGATACTTCTACAACTGCTTCTGTTACTGCCTCGACTGCTTCAGCATCTTCTGCTTTTACAATCTCTTCTGCTACAACTTCATCAGTCTTGACAACATCTGCTGTCTCAACCTCTTCTGCCTTAGCAACTTCCTCAGTAACTTCTGCAACTGATGCATCTGCCTCTGGAGCGACCACAACATCTTCAACTACATCTGTCTTTTCAACTTGTGTTTTTGATTTTGTCATAGGTTGTACCTCCTTGTTAATCTTAGAAGTATTAATGCCTTTAGCACTATCAACTAAGAATTTTATCATGTCTGTCTTTTCATTATCTGTTTTTTCAACGAAACCTATATTTTCCATTTGCTCACCAGTAGTTGGGCTTACCTCTGACTCATTTTCTGAAACCATTACAAGTCCTGATTCCTTGTCATAAAAAACATTTTCTAGAACTGTCTCGTCGCCCTTAATGATATCTACTCCATCTACCTTTTCAACAGATACGATGTTTGCAAATTGATTTGCTGGGGAATCTACAAGACTCAACTCAACTAAATCATATTGCTTAATAATTCTAATTGCTTTATCTGACTTCTCGTCAAACCCTTCGTCCCACTTGTTCATACGTCCACCAATAGAAAAACCAGTTAGTGTTCCGTCTAGAACTTTTTCCCAAGTATCTTGTGCACCCTTTGAAACATATGCTGATACAAATACTCCGTTATAAAACTTCTTTGATTCTGGATCAAAATACTTATCTGCTTTGAATGAGACCATCTTGCCTACTGCTAGTGGCTGATGCATTTCTCTGATGTTCCCTCGGAATTTTGCAAATGCATCCATTGATGCTTCTGCTGTTACAATATCATCTTGCTTATCAATATTGTCTAAAGATGCAAATCCAGAAACGATTCTACGCTCCTTGTCCACCTTAGTAAGTGGCATGGAAAGACGTAAATTTTCCCCATCTGAGTTCCAATGGGCCTTGGATATATTGCTCACCATTATATTATACCCTCCATTTTATATAAGTATCACATTGTGGACAAATTGGACATTAAGGAGTTTTTCTTCCTTCACCCTTTGGGTTTCGTCCAGCGACAGTCGATGAACTGTCAGAGTTATTGTTTGTTCTTTCGGCGTCTCTTGCTCTTGTCGTGGTTGCCTCTGCTGCTGCTTCTGGCTTGAGGTCTAGGACATCATCTCCGCCATCTCTTTGTGGCATGTCCAAAACAACTCTTGCCTCGTTAGGAGTCATGATCTGATTCTTAACGTATCTTTCAAGAATTTGAGACTGGGCAATCTCATCTGTCAGTGTCAACTCGTTAAATACAAACTCAATGATATCTGTCTTTTCACGAATAATCTTGTTGATCATTTTTTCAAGTTGTCTCTGTGCTGGTCTTGCAACCTGCTCCTTAAAGGTACGATCCTGTGCAAGTGCTGCTGCTATAGATCCAGAATCGCCACCTCCAAGTTTAGACAGTGGTACCTGATGTGCTACCAGGATGTCATCACGGTTTTGCTTACGATACTCTTTAAATGAGCCGTCCTGTATACCGTCTTCGATGGGCTCCATCTTGAATTCGACTTTGTTATTTTCGCTATCACCTGGAAGTGGAATATATAGCGTTCTGTGTGACTGCCCTCTGAGATTTGTCTGCAAGAATCGGAACATCTTATCTTCTGCATCTCCAGAAAGTTTTGCACCCTTTAGTGTTACAACATATCTTGGGACTGCCTTGTTTGCAAAGTAGTCAATATTGTATTGTGAAGCAAGTGAGTCTCCGTGTAGTGAGTTGATAGCCGACATGATGTCTGGCACTCCGTAGAATGTGTTGAGAGGTGAGTACTGCTTAAAGTGAATAATCTCGTTTGGTCTAGCATCTGTTGTTAGTGGATTTTGATTCTTTGCACCAAAGTTACGGAAGTAAACAATCTTGTTTCCAATGATTTGAACGTATCCATCTTTTAGTCTTCTAACTCGCATTGTTGTTGATGGTATATGTCCAACGTACCCAATTTCTCCACGAGTAGTTCTACCAATTTCTAGGTAACCATTTCCAGTTGACTGTAGGTCTGTGTAAACCTTTTCCATTGTGGCTGTAAATGAGTCATCGTCATTAAGTGACTCTAGCCAGTCTCTTGCTTCAATCTTTGTTCTTTCAATTCTCTTTCTTGCCTTCTGTGTTGCACTGTTATCTTCTGATGACTCAAGTCTCATCATTGTTCTTTGAGAAACCTTGAACTCATAACCAAGTCCAACAATGTTCTCTACCTTAGCATCAATTGCTGCGTGGTTTGCAAATGAAGTGTCATAGTAGTTTGCTAATTCATAAAGGTTCCATGGTGGTGTAATAACATCAAACATTCCATATCCGTTTACATACACTAGGCCTGGGTTTATTTCTTTTGATTGTGCTCCATCAATACCGCTTTTTCCAGCCAATGCTGCGGTTGTATATTGTGTTGTTGGCTCAACCATTTTGGTTGAAGATCTGCTTATGCGTCTTTTAAAATTTGCTTCTAGTCCATCAAGAGATTTTAGTGTGTCCCAGTTACCATTGAACGGATCTGACTTTGAAAATGTATCATCCTTCTTTATTGCATCATCAATTCTTGCGTGGATTTCATAATCGTTGTCTTCCATGATTACTCCTCATCTCCATATTTAGCAATAGTGTCCTTGGCTGCCTGTACTGCTCCAAGGTCATTTAGAGAAGGAATAAGCCCAGCATTTAATCTATCAACTTGCTCAGAATACTCTTCTTCAGAAACTCTTGTTAGTCCTGGAACAAATACACATGTGCCATCTCCTGGATCTCCATAGTGCATGGCAGTCTTTTTGAGTTCTGCCATTCTTGAAATATCATTTTTATCTGAAGGAATGTTAAGCACAGAGCCATTGCCATCTGTGAACCACTTGCCGTTTGCCTTTTTATACACATAAAGACCCCAGTCATAGTTCTTTTCAATGACTTGTCGTCTAACGTTTTTTACAATTGGTTCACCAGTTTTTGGGTTAATTAAAGAATCCATAACCACAAGTATACCATATCATACTGGATCAACAACGTATTTGACCCAGTTAATATCCGTATACACAGAATATCCGTAATCCTTTAACGTTACGGGGGTATCATCGCCAACAATCAACTTATTAGTTCCCGTATAACTCTTGTAAACCTCTGCTGGATTGACCCCATAAAAACTCTTTTCTGCTAAAACAAGAACCTTATTCCAGTTAAACGAAGGAGAATCCCAAAATTCCCAGTCTAGAACAGAGCCAGATAAAACCTTAACCCTAAACCATGGTCTGTCTGAAACGTTCTGAACTTCTTGTAGGTTTGTTGACTGATAGTATGAAATACTATTAAATAGCAGTGGCCCTGTTAGTCTGATTGCTCCCTCGAAAGATGAGAAGATTAGACTATCGGCAAAACTTATACCCAAGAATCCCCACTCTTGAAGAGTTAGAACTGGCTCTTTAACGACCTTTCCATTCCAATAAAAACCTATGCCATTCTGAACCAAGCCAGTCTTTGCATCTATTGCATAAATCTTTGCTCTTCTTCCGCTTGGATCGCTTGCAACCATATAGAATTTTATATATGCTGTTTTGCTTTCTATCTCAAATATTTGTGTAGGTGCGTAGGGAAAATAGTCTCCATCAAATCTAACGGCCATCTGCATTGCGATTGCTTTAAAATCATCTGCTCTGCTAGTGTTGATAGGAATCAAAAGACCTCTGTTTACTAGTGGATCATACTTTCCTCTAACCTGTATTCCGCTTGTCTTAGTTAGGTAAAGGTATGATGATGACCCACTATATATCGAGAATGGGTTTTGCTTTTTAAAATCATAATAGATTCCTGTTTTTGTATAAGGATAAATAGGAGTTCCAAACCTTGTTCCGATTGGACTTGCGTCAGATTCGTTTAATGCTTGTGAGGCATAAGAGAGTTTTTTAATAATAACATTCCCAATATCTGAATCTTTAATGTTCATATCAATATGTGTGACAATAGAAAGATCATTAAAGTCTACGCCTGAAGGAGGATAAATAATCATATTATCTACAACCTCATATTTTGTTGTCATCCAGTCTGTGCCAGGAACTAGTATGCCATTCCTAGATGGTCTTTCTGTTTTTGTAAAATAGAATGGTGTTGCATTTGCTCCTAGTTCAGTGTATTGAAAAGTTACATAACTTTTTACAATTGCTCCGTCTGTATCATATCTATAATCTTTTGCTATTTTATTTTTAAGATCTTCGTAATCGTTATATCCAGTAAACAAATAATTGTCAAGTGACTCATAAGTTCTTTGAACTGGCAGACCGTATTCGTTTGCAAGTTCTGCGTATGTCCAGTCAACTGGATCAGTTTCTATTGCAATTGTTTTTGATGTTACTGGATAGTCAATGTTAAACTGAATAAAGTCAAGATCAAAATACTGGTCTCCTCTTTTATCAATGACAG